TTTAAATCAAAGGTGCAATTTATAATTGAAATGTCACCGTCTCCATCGTAACCAGAAGCATAGTCCCAATTATACATTTCACCGTTAACAAACATCACACGTTGTTTATTATTTATTCGTTTAAATATGACGTCTTTATCTCCTAAAATAGTGACACCTTTTGGTAGACGGACAACATCGGAAATCCAATATTCTCCACTTGGGAAAAAGAATGTTTTATGTGCACCACTTAAAACACTATTCAATCTTTCGGTAATATCCGTTTCTGGTCTAATCCCCAAACTTTTAACATTCACCATAATGTCGGAATAATCAACAAATAAATTATTCACAATTTCAGTCATTACCCCGTCGTCTGCCCACTTCTTTAAAACATCAGTCAATGTGACATATAATTTACTGTCAAAACGTTCAAAAAATCATTCAGATAGTCAATCATATTATCGGATAATTGTGCAACTGAATTATAATGTTCAATTAACTTATTTACTTTTTGAACCAACGTTAAACTTTCATCAAAGGCGGTTGGCAAATATCGTTCATAAGAATGAATGGGAATCTGCGGTAATCTATTAAATGTGATCATGATTTCAACTCCTTAGTAAACTAACATAAATAATTCTTGCATTTCTTTATAAATCATATTTTCGATTCTGATTAAGGACTGTCGATACTGTTCAATCATTCTTGGGTATGTCATTACACCGATTTTCCCAACTCTTTTTTCAATGAAATGTTCCATCTCATTAATATTACTATTTAACATATCTGATTGATCAGCTTTTGAAGATACACTATTTTCTTCATGTGATTCTGCATCATTGGTTGTATCACTTTTGGTGTTTCGTTTGTTATCTTCTTTTGATTCATCAATCTGTCGTGCATATTCTATAATACCTGTTCCTTTTTCTGCTGTGATGCCTAACCTTGCATCTGGGTTATCACTTGTTAAATCACGATTGAAATTATCATCAATAGATTCGCCAGTTGTTTTCCCTTTTTGATTAGAAGTAGCATCACTTGTTCCATCAGTATTTGACGTTTGACTAATTTCTCTATTATCGGTCTGATCTTTTTCATTCGTCTTTTCATGGTGTTTTTCTGTCATACTATTTTCAAGAGGATTGTATTTTATTAATTCACTTTCAAATAGTTTATTGAAGTAAGGCATATTGATCAATAACCATGATTCTAGTTGAAACTTGAATAGTCCCTCTGTTTCAAAGCCAATTTCCCTCATATAGAATTTACGAATGAAGTTGGTTTCAAATACATTCCTATAATCTTCATCAAAAATAGGGTAATCAAAATCGAATAGTTTCTTTTGCCCATTTTTGATTCGTTCCCGACTAGACAAATATTCATCATCTTGCGACCAATGTTCAATATATTCTCTTAATTGCATGGTATAACTAGCCATCAGTACCACCACTTTCAATTTTAAGTGGTTCATTTGAAACACGTTCTGGAACATTGTTATTATCTTTCACATTCTTTTCAAACTCTTGAACAATTTCATTCCTAAACCTAACCTTCATATTCAAATCATATAATTCATTGATTTTTTTACAGGCTTCTTGCCTTGATTTTAAGAAGATGCTTCCACTTGCATCAATTTGTTCATTGTTGCTTTCGGCTTCCGCTGTGATCATTCTTTCCTTCTTTTCTTGGTTTGCATTTTTAATACCAAGATAGGTCATAACTTCATTCCATACCGCATTCTTTTGTTGATTCAATCTATCAACAACATAAGGGGCATCTGTTTTCAATACTTTAAAGAAGTTAGGGTCTATCTGATCATTTGCAATAATGACAGGGGAATTTCCTTCATACTGATTATAGGCTTGCATGATGCTATATTTCGTGTTGTCATTTGCTAACAATAAAACAGGTGTTTTCTGTGCATTCTGATTCACACTGATAATTTCTTTCAATTCTGCTAAATCTTTGGCAAACATTTCTAATGAAGGAATAGAAGAAAAACGATAGTCATTATTAAAGATTGCTACACCCATTTTCTTCTCTTTCATATCACGATAATTATATAACTTGAATGTATTTTGATAGGCTGGACTACTTG